GGTTCATTTGACCCATGCGATATTCAAAGCATTGGCAACCTTTGTATCAATGAATTGGACAGTGATGAGGTGTGTGATGAGTGGGATGACAGTGAGATTTTAGAGGTCTTTAATAATAACATTGACAAAATAAATTTGGTATCATGTTAAACGAAAATTTTAAAACAACATTAAAAGAAAACAGAACAGACGTTGATATTTTGTTTGCTAAATATGACATTGCAACACAGTTGAATATTAAGGAGGAACAAATTGAAAGCGTTGAAATTAATGATTTAACAATTGATTGGAATTTGTATTTAGAAATAAGGTCATGGGGTGTCAAAACAATAAGTGTGTTTGCATACAATGTTTTTACATATTTACATGCGGACAATGATGATGTTGAAGCAAAAGACATTGTGACGTTAAACGTTGAGTATTACAAAACAAATGATGAGGACGCAGAATTAATTGAGGGTGAGGTTGAAATTGATGTGTCTGAATTTGAAGTTGAAAGCAATGTTGATGAGGACGTTGAGAACAGGAACATGTATTTCCCAACAAACGTTGAAATTGATTTTCGTTCAAAACAAATAACAGTGACATTTTAATTATGAAACTATTAAGAAAACAGAAATTAAAAAAATATGTGTGTGCATATTACGGCATGGTTTCAGAACATTACAAAAGAGAATTGGATTGGTTTGTAATAATGGCATATGATAAACGTGAGGCAAAAGAAAAAATGGACATGTATTTGCAACGCAGGTTGGTCAAAGGAAAACCATCATTAATGTTAATGTCAACATTTGAAAAAAAATTAAAAGAATTAAACAATTAAATAAATAAAAATGGGATTAAATCAAAATGAAAAATTAATTAAAAACATGGAACGCATGGAAAAAACAATGGAAAAAATCACGGCACGTGATGAGTGCATTAAAATCATTCAAACAATTTGGTCATGTAAAAACCCCGAACAAAAGGATGGTTGTTACAAAATGTTTGAAACATATAAAAAGAAACATGGTGAGGAAAATGTTGGTGTTACATTTATTGAAATTGAATTGGCACGTTTGGAACATATTATTAGAATACAGACAGAAAGAGCAGAACAAATGAAAGCGGCACAGGAAAGACAGAAAGCCGCAATGGAGGCAGAGGCAAAAGATAACCCACCGCAACCAATGGGAACAAATGGAAAGGTTGTTCCAATAAATGCGAAAGAAAATAAAAAATAATAACGTTGTTTGCAACGTTGTTTCTATTGTTCAACGGATTATTAATTTATGTTTAACGTTGGACATTAGTTTTTTTGGTGAGTGGCGGGGTTGTTCCCGCCATTCTATTTTAAATTTAAATATATGACAAAACACAGTTCACATTATTATGATTTTGACAGGAACCAACCGTATGACCCAAACAAATATAAATCATTGGATGACCATTTGAATAAACCACAGAAAAAACAAAAGGTGGAAACATATGACAAAGTGATTACGTTAAAAGTATCTGACGAAACATATGAGGCATGGGAATTGTTAAAAGAGAATTGGGGTGATGTGATTGGTTATGACAATGACAGTAAAATATTTGAGTTTGCAATTATTGAGGCATTGAATGTTCCAATATCTAGTTTGGGCGGGTTTAACATGTAAGTGTTAACAACACAGATGGTTACAAATATTTAATTCAAAATAATTTGTTAGTTTTACAAAAACAAATGGAACAATATGGGACATACTAAAAAAAGAGAACAGAAAAGAACAACAGTAAAAAAAGAAACGTTGTTAAAATCATTGCAACAGAACATGGGAAATGTAACGTTAGCATGTCATTTCTCTAATTGTTCACGTTCAACATTTTACAGATATTGTGAACAGGACGAACAATTTAAAAAAGATGTTGAGGACATTGGTGAAATGGCAATTGATGTATGTGAGGCGGAATTGTGGAAACTGATTAAAGATGGCAACCCAACAGCCATTTTGTTTTTCTTAAAAACGAAAGGAAAAAAACGGGGTTACATTGAACGTCAGGAAATAACAGGTCAGGATGGAAAACCTGTTGTTTGGAATGAAACAAAAACATACACAGCAAATGGAGTTGTCACTGAAACAAACACAGGCAATTGACATATTAGAAAACACAACGCATAACGTTTTAGTTTATGGAGGTGGTGCGGGTGGTGGCAAATCAATATTGGGAACATATTGGATTGTAAAAAGTTGTTTGAAGTTTCCAAACACACGTTGGTTAATTGGTCGGTCACGTTTAAAGATATTGCGTGAAACAACATTGTTAAGTTTATTTGAGGTTTGTAAATTGCAGGGATTACAACCGTTGATTGATTATACATACAACGAACAAAAATCAACCATCACGTTTCACCAAACCAAATCAGTTATATTATTAAAAGATTTATTTCATATGCCATCAGACCCGCAATACAATTCATTGGGGTCATTAGAGGTGACAGGTGTGTTTGTAGATGAGGCCGCAGAAATATCACCAATTGCATATTCAATTTTGCAGTCACGTATTCGTTATCAATTAGACAAATATAATTTAATTCCAAAAACATTGTTGACGTGCAACCCATCAAAAACATGGATTTACACACAGTTTTATCAGAAACATATTAATGGCACGTTGGATGAGAACCATGCGTTCATTCAAAGTTTAGTCACAGACAACCCGCACATTTCAAAACATTACATTAAACAATTGCAGTCATTAGACCAAATGAATAAAAAACGTTTATTGTTTGGTGATTGGTCATACAGTGATGACGACATGACGTTGTTTCATATTGACAAATTAAATGATATGTTTACAAATTCATATGTCAAAGGTGGTGAAAAATACATGACCATTGATGTTGCACGTTTTGGTCGGGACAAATCTGTTGTGTGTGTGTGGGATGGTTGGAAATGTATTCAAATAAAAACATGGGACAAAAACACATTGGACGAATTGGCAAACAACGTCATTAAGATTGCAAGTGATTTCCACATTAGCAGGTCAAACATAATTGCAGACGCAGACGGTGTGGGTGGTGCAATACCTGATATTGTCAAAGGGATTAAATCATTCGTTAATAATTCAAAAGCATTGAACGGTGAGAATTACAAAAATTTAAAATCACAATGTTATTATGCGTTATCAAATAAGGTTGCAAATGGTGAAGTGTATATTCAAACAACAGATACCATTATGAAACAAAATATTATTTCAGAATTGGAATTGTGCAAAATGTATAACATTGACAAAGACAATAAATTGAGTATCACACCAAAGGAACAAATAAAAGGATTGTTGGGACGTTCACCCGATATTGGTGACGCATTAATGATGAGGGCGTTTTTTGAATTTCATAAATCAAAGATTGTTTATTTTGGATAACCCACAAATTGCGTGATTAAACAAATAAAATAAAGTATTATTGCAAGTTATGGAAATAATGAAAACTTTAAACAAAGAACATAAAAAGATTTTAACCCGATTTGAAAAAAGGATTGACAGATTTATTTATGATGTCACAGACAATGGTTATGATTATGAAACGTTTAAAAATTTCATTCCATTAAAAAAACGTGTGACAGCATTGCACAATGTTTTGGGTGCGGATTGTGTTTCAGATGTGAGCAGGTCAGAATGGATTTTTATGTTGCCAAATTTTTTATTGTTCAGTGCGGTTGGATTTTCGTCAGCATTAAAAACAAAAGACAACCAAAAGGAAATTGACGCAATGTGCAATGATTTATTCAGATACATGACCGACACCATCCATGAGTTAAATGAAGTGTTGGACGATTATGAATTGAATGAAAACGCAGAGGACGCGTTGAAATATATTTTAAAACAAAACCAAAAAAATAAAAAACAATGATAAATATTACAGTCGGTGAAAATCAAAGATTTGAATTGCCAAACAAATGGAATGAGATTACAATTGAACAATATGCAAAAATGGTTTCATTAATAAAGCATTACAAATTACATGAGGACACAAAAGAAACAAATATTGACAAAGAACAAAAGTCATTAAACAATTTGCGTTGTTCACAGGAAATATTTTCATATTTAACAGGAATGAAACCACATGAAGTTGGACGAATAGATTTTTCGCAAATGCAGAGTTTGATTGCAGAGATGTCAACATTGTTGCAAAGTCAGGACGTATTAAAAACAGATATTGAAAACGGCACAGTTGAAAGGACAGACCATTTTGTTCATAAAGGAATAAAATATTATTTTCCAAAAATGAATTTGGAGGAAACAACATTTGGTGATTATATTGAAACACAACAATTGAATGTTGCAAATGCAGAAAGTGAGGCGGGACGTTTTGGAGTTATGGCAGAACAGATGGCAATATTATGCAAAGAACAGGGAGTTGAAAACACACCTGAATTAATAAAAAAGAAAACACGTTTGTTTTCTAAATTGGGAATGGATATTGTTTGGCAGTTCATTTTTTTTTTGATGGTGCAAACGAATACATCCACGAAAAATTTGGCGTTGTATTCAAAGATGGCAACAGAAATGGAAACCGCCATGCAACAGAAAATTGGGACATCATGAAAGGTTACGGGTGGTTAAATACTTTGTATGATATTGCACAGGATGGTTTATTTACCAAACATCCACACAACGCAATTGACAGTGTTATGAAAACAAATTTATATGAATGTTTTACGTATTTAAGTTGGAAAACATCAAACAATGAATATCAAAATGCAGTGCGTGAGGGAATGCAACAGGACGCAGAAATTAAAGCAAGACAAAAACAAAACAGATAAAAAGACATGGCAAACAACAACACAGATTTACATGAAATAATATATCAAATGAGAACAGATTGGACGAACAATTGTTGTGGTGTTCCTGAAACAACACCACCAACACCATGTCCACAATTTCATTTTGGTTACCCATCAGATGTTGATGAGTTGCACAAAAAAGATTTACCATTGATGGTTTGCAATGTTCCCACATCAACATCAGTTGTGGATGAGTATGAGGCAAATGTTGTAAATAACACAACAGTTTTTAAAATACAAATTTATCAATTTCACCCGTCACGTTATCAAGTGAGTAACGATTTAATAAAGGCAGGATTATGGGACGAAATGGAACATTGTTTTTATTATTGGTTAAATACAGTGTTGAACAATTTAGGTTCCAAATGTGTTTTGGGAAATGGTGTTGTTCAGATTACAAGACGCACACAAAGCAGTAACGACCAATTGTTACAAATTGAATGCACGTTCAATTTGAATTATTACAGATATTGCATGGCAATAGAATACCCAACACCACCGACACCATAACATGACAGAAAGTAATTACATATTATCTGAATTAAATAAACAGGCAACATTGATTGAGGTTGCAATGGGATTAAAGTTGATTGAGTTAAAACGTGAGGCGTCAGGTTCATTGATAAAATCATTGTCACATAATATTACAGACAGAGGTGATTATTCATTTGACATTGATATTATGGCATTGTCATATTGGTATTATGTTAATTATGGAGTGATGGGGTCAAACATTCCATACGAAGTAAACAGACGGTCAGGTGCAAAAAATTCCCAATACATTGATGGGTTAATTAATTGGTTGAAAATAAAAGGTGTGTCATCTGACAATGATGTGATAAAAGGAATTGCATTTGCAATTGCATACAACCAAACATCAAAAGGTGGTTTGGGTAAGGGAAACCCAATTAATAAAAGTAAATTGGGATTTGTAGAAAAAACAAAAGCACAACGCGACATTCACATTCAAGACATGGCAAATGGATTTCAGAGTGAGGTTGTTGCGTTAATGAAAAACAATTTAGTTGGTGAATTAACAATATTTATTTAAAAGAAAAAACATGGCATTCGTAACAATAAACAGTCAACCATCCGCAAACAGTGTATGTGGGACATTAACAAATATTGATTTCAAATTTACAGAAACAACAGCAAACACAGTTAACGTGATTGTTCAGTGTTATTGGTATAAATATGGTGCATGGCAAACAATAGGAGGAAAAATACGTGTGGCGTCCAATTTGTATAATTCACAACAATACGATTTCAATGCGGCAGGTGTTGCGGCATTATTAGACAAAGCGGAATTGAGTGATTTATCAGGATTGGGTTCGGGTGATGGTTGTTCAGGTGGGGGTTTTGAAACGTTGATTTTTAATACAATGGTTGACAGAAGTGATTTCCCGTTTAAACTAGAAGTTCAAAGAGAATATTTGGACACAGGAACAAACACAATTACATTAGACACAGACATTACAACATCAAATGAGTTTTATGTTTGGGAGGCGTCACCACCAATTTCAAATCAAATTTATGATTATTGGGCGGGGTCACAGTCAACAAACCGTTACATGTTGCCATACTTAATGACAGACAACAACAACCAAAATTCAAATTGGTTATGGATGACAGATTGTGTGTTGCAACGTAAAAAAATATGTGTGGCAGGAATGCAACCGCAGTCACAGGATTGTGATTGGGAATGGGTTTATGATGTTAAAATTAAACCAATTGAACAGCATTACATTTTTTGTGGGAATGGAAATTTGAGGTCAGGAATTACAAATTACAATAATCTAATAATTCGCACATATGATGCCCAAAATGAGTTGTTGAATGTCCATACATACAATTGGGGGACAGTGATGTTTGGAGGGTATTCAAATGCAGGTCGTTGTTTTTTTGACGCAGGATGGCGGACATTATCAAAAGGTTTAACAATGGATGTTGGGAGTGAGGGAGTTGACGGCATAAACGTTCACCATTATGTTATTTGGAATGAAGTTGCAGACGCGTCAAACGTTGTTCAAACACCATCAGTAAAATGGTTGTTTACTATTGATAGAAATTGCACAAAGAAAGCACGGCCAATGGCAGCATACCAACGGTTTGCATGGAAAAATGCATTGGGTGGTTTTGATTTCTTTACGTCAGACGGTATGTTAAAAACAGAACGAAAGTTTAAACCGTCACGTTATGCAAAACGTGTTACCGCATTAGGGTCATCAGCAAAAGGAAAACAAAATTATCAGACAGAGGTTGAATACAGGCACAAAGTAACAACACATGAAATGAGTAATTTGGAGGCAGAATGGTTGTCAAAAATGTTGGCGTCACCACAAACATACATCAGAGTTGAAGTGGACAGAGGAATACATGCAGGACAGTGGCCAACACAAACAAATTTAATTGGAATGAACGCACCCGCATATCAGGATTTTGACATTATTGATGGAATGCGTGACAGTGCGGTTTGTAACGAATACATCCCAATTGTGATAAACACAAAATCAATTCAAATAAGCACAACAAAAGACAATTCAGTGAAATTAAAATTCACGTATTCATATGCGTCAGACAACCAATATTTAAGAGATTAAAAAAACAACAACATGGTAAACGGGGACATTTTATTTCAAATCTGGGACAAAGAAACAAACACACAAATTGGTCATTTGGATGTGATGAGTTCAAAAGATTTTCCAATTGCATTGACATACAACATCAAAGACATAATGGACATTTCAAAATCAAAAGGTTCATTTTCAAAAACGTTTAAAATTCCCGCAACAGCAAATAACAGCAAAGTGTTGTCATCAGTATTTATTGAGGGAATCT